AGGTGGCACCGTAATGGATAAACGAGCAACCGCAGGAGTCCCCAAGCGTCGCATAGCGCCCAGGAAAGGACCCAACCACTCAATTAGAATGGACTGAGGAAGCTGGTTAGCCCAAAACAGAAACTCCCCCTGAGCAAATGCTTGTCCTTCAAGCAAAGCTGCCAGGGGGTTGCCAGCAGAAAAGTCGTTGAGGGTCTGCCCCGAAGCCTGATAAACTCTTTGAGACGCCGCTTGAACCAACTCCGCTTCATTGCGGGGATCAAGCGAAACTGAGGGCAAAGGTGCGTAGCGGGCCAACTTTCTTCATTCCGTCTTTGACTGGTTTTACCCTCATCGCATGCCAGGCAGCATCATCAATCTGGGCAAATGGTATTAGAGTTACCGGCACCAACGCTGTAGTTGGTGCAAGCCGGGTTTGTTGCCGACTCGTAAACGCCGTTATCGATTTCTAAATTATCCAGCAGATAGTTAACCCACTGATCCACAACTTCTTTGGTTACCAGATCTTCGTCGGCCAACGCAGCAAACTTGTCAGCCACTGAAGGGGATGGGATTCCAGACGCATAGTTATACTTGTCGTTAGTGGTGTAGCTCTTTGGAGCATTTGCACGGATGTTGGCAGGATTGCTTCCCAGAGGGGCGTATCCGAAACTCCATAAACCGGTTACGACTTTATTGCCGCTAATTGGGGCCCCGCTCACCAGAAGACCGGTGGAATCAAGTTCGGGCTGGTCGGTGGTCAGAGTGACGTAGGCGGAGTCTAGCCCGTTCGGTCCTGTGCGAACGAGCGAATTGAGACCGAGAGGCGGGTAGTGCCAGTCAAGGTCTTGACCGTCAAAATAGATTTGCTGGGCGCCATTTAACCAAGACGAAGTCACTATGACGCCACTTGAGAACGTAGTCTTCATAAATCAAACGCCCTGGGTCTCTGTGTCGATGCTAACTGGTTTTACCCTACCCACAAAAAGACCACCAACGATGACGTTGATGGCCTTGATGGTCAGGTTAAATGACTTGAAATCAAGTCCGGGTCCAGTAGTTAACTGTAAACTCAATTTCAATGGTTTGGACATCACCGCTCTCACGGTCAACATCAGCAGTGGTGATGCTTACGAATTTACACTGGAAACAAGTGTATTGTCCCCCTGCGGGAGCTCCGTCCGTTCCAATACAATCCTTTGGAGTAATAGTAACAGTGAGGTCTTCACAGTTGTAGTTATTCCAATAGTTTTCGAGAGCTTTGAATACGGTTGGATCATAGGGAGCGCCAAGAGTCACATTGTCCGCAGTCCGAGGACCAACAACGTGAAGCAGGCGATTGCCTGTGCCATTAGCGTAGGTGCTGCTATCGGAGGAATCATTGATTCCACTGAATGTGGTAAAGACGGCCGTGTAAGTTTGATTACTGCCGTTAGTGAATGAAACTTCGTACTGAGCCTTAGTTAATGGGCGAAGAATAGCCATGATAACACCTCCTTAGTATTCCTGTATCAGGACAGGATGTCGGTGATCATCGCGCCAGAACCGATAAGACCAGTAGCACCCAGACCCACGAGGTTAACCACACGCTCAACGGTGATTTCAGCGCGGACCACACGACGCTCACGGATGTAGTACTCAGGACGAACGGCGGGAGTGCCGGTCAGCTGGTAAGTGTAAGCGAAGGCAGGGGTAGCAGCGTTAGCGCCACCAGCAGGCATCACGGAATCAGAAGGACCATTCGGGCTGTAGAACAGCAGGATTCCGTTCTCAGGGAATACAGGCTGCAGGCTACCATCGGTGGCCAGATAACGACCCTCAGCCACACGCAGACCGCGCTCAAGACCGAAGTAACGAGCCAGCATATCGGTGTCGATGCTGTCGGCGGTGGTGTACTTGATACGCTCAAGGATCGCCTGGTTGGTCAGCAGCTGGTCAAACACAGCAGTACCAACAACCATCGAGTTAGGACGAATACCGATCTGGTTGGCGACGGAACGCTTCAGAGTCAGAACGTCTTCGATCGGGTTGGAAGTCAGGGACGACCAAGCGGAAGGACCAGCAGCAGTGGTGTAAGCAGCCGAGAAGGTGGTCCAGCTGGTGAATCCCAGACCGTCCTGGGTGCCAGCACCAGTGTTTGGCTCGTAAGGGTTGTAGGTACCTGTTACGGTAACAGCCTGAGACACGGTGTACTCATAGGCGTTCATCAGGCGGGACATTGCGTTGCGAGTTTCAATCGCACGCAGGTCAACCTGAGCGGGGCCTTCACCGGCGTTCTCAATGACTTCTTCCGGCAGTTCCCAAGCCACCACTTCTTGCTCCAGAGCATAAGGCTCGGAGTCGTAACGGCTTTGAACGTAAGGAATGTTGGTGCCATATGCACGACGGAAGTCGTTGATGGCAAACTGCTCCTTGCCGAAGCGCAGGATCCGGCCTGCACGAGTCGGGGTGTCAACAACGGGAGCAATAAAGTTGGCGATGTTAGTCGCCGGAAGCATGAAACCTTGAGCAAGTGTAGTCAGAATCGGATCTACACCTGCATAGGTTTGTTGCAGGTTCATCATGGGAGGAAGTCTCCGTAGTCTTTGTCTTCAAATGTGTGCACACAGGGCTGGGACTTACTGCGGATAACCACAAGCCCAGCCGAGGATTAGCCTAACTATAAATTAGGCGAAGGATACGAGAACCAGACGACGACCGCCGATGTTCACGTTTTCACGAATCAGAGGAGTGGTGCCGTCAAGAGTCACAGGGGTGCCAGCGGCGGTAGCTTGACCCAGGTTGTTGACCTGCAGTGGGGTATTCACACCAATCAAAGCAGAGGCGGGGGCCACTTCAATCAGCAGCAGGCCGCTGGTGGCGACAGTCAGCTGACGAGCGGTGTAAGGCTGAGCCAGGGCGGTAGGCATGTAAGCTTGGTTCACACCACAGATGTTGGTGGGTTGAACTGCGAAATAGATGCCAGGGGCAGCATAGTTAGGACCAGCCCAAGTGGCATAGCTCACAGCGCGGAGTTCGCCGATTTCAACGATGCCGACGGTGCCGGCTTGATCGTTGGTGGGAGCTTCCCAAGTTTCAGCGTAACGGATGTACTGCTTTCCGTAAATCGGGCCTGCGTTAGTAGCCATGTTTTTATCCTTAAAAGTAGATGGACTTCAATTGGTTTTCACTGAGAATGGTTTCTAGAACTCAGTAGAATGTATTGGGTTTTACCCTTAGCGGTATTCGATGTAACACCTACAACGGTCATAGCACCGGCAACCTTTGCCTGGCATAGGGAGTTCCCCAATCGGGGCCCACCCTTGCTCGCCGTAGTTTTTACAGTCTACACACACTTTTTTGTCAGTTTTTGCTACCCGCCGCATTTCTTTGAATCCCTGGTCTTGAGCAACCATGTACTGACCAAGGTTGTAGAATGCGAAAGTTGGTGTAGCCAAATAGCGGGAAACTCGGTCAGCCAGTGATGGCCAACTTTTCCCTTGGGCTCGCTGCTGACGGGCTTCGACAGCACCTTCCTCTTCGGGATTGATGCCCTCGATTTCGTCAACGCCGAGGTCGATTGCTCCGGGGATGGCGCCGAGCAGATCATAATCTGCAAAGTCAACCGTCTGGTCTCCCAGACGCAGCACACCCGAATCAATGTATTGTTTAGTCTCTGCTAAAAATTTTGTAAGAGGCGGGAGCATGTCGCCGACAATAATCGGCCAACACTTTTCCAGCTTCCGGTCAAGATTGTCGTCTTTGATTCCGAGAATGCAAGCGGCAAGTGCGGAGATGAGAGTTTTGTCCAAGATTGTTCTCTCATACTCTTCCCATCTCATCAACTTGTCTCGCAATCCCTTCACGAGGCCAAGGGACTCTGCCTTCATCCGCTCTTCCAGAATCGGCTGCTCTTTGTATTTTCGAGCGAGAGTTTTGGCTTGGGAGAAGAAATCGGATCTCCTCTTGGTCGCTAAACTAACGAGTGAAAGGAGATCCATTGCTCACCTCACGAAAACATAGTTTTCTTCAGAGCTTCCACGTAATCGAGCTCGCCGCCAGACTCCTCAACCATCTTGAGGGCCTTGGCATGAGGATCCAGGTCCTCTTCGGCATACTGGAAGGTGCCACCGGCAACTTCCCCAAAGGAAACCATCGGAGGCAGCTTGCTGAGCAGAGTCAGCAGCTTGGTAGCGGCAGTTTCGCCCTCGGAGAACTCCAGGGTGCCAAACTCAAGACCTTCCACATAGGAGAGAAGCTCTTGCTCGGGCATGATACCGTCGGTCAGGCGACCTTCGGTATACATGTGGCCGATAGCCTCAGCCATTTGCATCCGGCGGAAATTCATTTTTTCCATCCGGTTGTTACGCTCAAGCTCAGCATAACGCTCCTTGAGATCCATCAGCTCCTGGTACATTGCCTGAGGATTCAGGCCCATGGGACGAGCACCTTGGCTCACCATGGAGCTCATGCCGCCATACTCCATGCCGCAGTGGTCAACAGAGTAACCTTCGCCGTAGGACTCTTCGCCCTCATCCACACCGTCGTCGCCTTCGCCTTCAGAAGCCAGGTATTGAGCGGTGGTGCCAAAGCCGGTCTTGGTGTAAGGATCCTTCTTACCTTCAGCATGGTCAGCAGTTACGCCACCAGACTTCTTAGACACTTCATCAGGAGTGTCGGTGTCGTCCATAGCACCAGGGGTCAGCTGGCGGGCGTTGGACTTCTTGCCATCGCCAATGTTTTCACGAAGAGATTCCAGGGATGCTTCGCCATAAGCACCGGAAGGACCGGTGATCTGGTCGGGATCATCCACGGTATCCATCGCACCAGGAGTCAGTTGCTTGGACTTGGCTTTAGGCTCACCCTTATAAGACTCAGCGTAAGCGCCGGAAGGTCCGACAATTTCGCCAGGATCATCGGTGGTATCCATAGCTCCGGGCTGAAGTTGTTTGGCCTTGGCTTTCTTGCCATCGCCAATCTCTTCACGCAGAGTTTCCAGGCTGGCTTCGCCGGAGATGTCACCTTGATCGTACTCAGCGTGCTCAACCATTTTGCTACCCTTCATGGACTTGCGGGCGGTTGTCACACCGTCATCGCCGGTCATTTCGTCAGCTTGGGGCTCTGCATACAGGAGGTTGTGAGTGCCAACGGACTTGGCACGAGCGTCAGAAGATTTCTGACGGATCACACGCATGTTCTTATCGCTCATGACGTTAGTTGTTTGCACTGCAAACACTTCATCATCAGGCATTTCTTCAGATTCCACAGGAATCTTGGTTTCGGTTTCTTGACGACCGTAGGGATCAGTTCCTTTGGAAGTCTTAGGAGCATTTACACCGTAGCTCTTCTCGTCGGCGTCATACTGGTCCATGTTGTTGACACGCTCGTAGTTGTCGGCTTGACCGGCCCAACGATCCTCCCCGTCAGAAGCCATTTCGGATTCTTTGGCGGTGTGCATACGGTCTGCATCTTGTTCACCGCTATCGGCGGTGTGCATCCGGTCGGTGTCCTGCTCACTGCTCTTGGCGGTTTTGAACCTTCCGGTGTCCGAACCTGCACCGGCTTTACCGGTTTTCATACGATCGACATAACCATTGTCAGTCGAGCGAGCGGTCTCATAACGACCGGTAGGATCCTCAGCGTGATCGGCAGAGCCAGGACCGCCATCGCCACCATGACGCTTCATCACACCGGTGTCAGTCATGTCCTCATCCTCCGAATGCTTAGCTTCTTTGATGAGCTCATCCTCTTCTTTGCCGAAACGCTTGACTTCTTTAGCCTCTCCGGACTTGCCTTCTTTCTTCATGCGCTTGGCTTCGAAGGCACGGTCGGCAGCTGCCTTGCGTTCGTCAGTAGACTCTTTGTGAGCCTCGTCGTAGACGTTTTCTACAACTTGCATAACTTGGCCGTGGGCACCTTTGACGTGCTTCCGGCTGATTTTTCCTTGGTCCATAAATTCCTCTTCCGGAAATTGATCTTCGAGGTCAGCCGTCTGCTGAGTGATTTCAGTTCCTTCGCGA